AACTTGCAAAAGATGATTCAAAAAAAATCTTGTAATGGATGCTACTATGAGCATGACAGAAATTGTTATTGGTTCGAACTTGTTCATGGTAGCAAACCCAAATCAATACCTACAGATACATTTGATATTGGATGCAAACAATATAATAATACAGCAATAGGTAATCAAGCAGGTAATGCATTAGCTATTAAAGTAATTAGTGTTTTTGATGGTGAGATTATTGGAGATAAATATGTTCCTACTAAAAAGAAAAAACATTATTATAAAAAGAAAACATACACTACAAGACATAATTACACAGAAAGAAAGGATTTCTAATGATTACAATAGGTATAGACCCGGGTAAGAGCGGAGGAATAGTATTTATCAATGGAGATAAAATAATTGAAATGTATAAATGCCCACAAACAATTGAAGATATGGCAGAACTATTAGAACCATACAGAATGACATGGGAAAGTACCATTCCAATTACTGCATATATTGAACAAGTACACGCATTCCCAAGTGATGGTCGTAGCAGTGTGTTTAAATTCGGTACTAACTATGGGATTTGGCAAGGTCTGTTGGGAGCAAATAAGATAGAAACTAAGTTCATTGCTCCACAAGTCTGGATGAAGTCATTAGAGTTACCAAAAGATAAAGTAAGTAGAAAAAGAGAGTTAAAAATTATTGCACAAAAAGTTGTTGATAAGCAAGAACTAAATAAAAGAGTAACATTACATACTGCTGATGCTGTTCTTATAGGAATGTTTGGAGTTATACAAAGTGCAATAGATAACATGAGTTTAAAACAAAAAGTAGATACATTAATTAATTTAAGAAAGAGAGATAATAAATGATATTACAAGAACATACCAAAGATTTTGATTCATATATAGAGACTATGAATAATATTAAAATGGCTATTGGTGTAGCAACTAAAAAAGGAGATATTGATACATTAATACAAATACTAAAGCAATTCTCTATTGCTACTGATTGCTTAGTAGGATTATTACAAGTAACTAAACAAGAAAAAGTTTCAGCGTAGTTTCTCCTTGCTGATGGAATGGGCAGGTATTATCTTTTACCTGTCCGTTCTAATTCTCTTAATGAGTTTTGAATACCTATTGGTAATCCTTTGTATTTTTTCTTTTTAGTTTTCTTTTGCAATCTATCAAAATAATAATTTCTTACTTCATTATTAAAAGGTAATTCACTTGGATAATCTTTTAATAAAGGAGGAACAACATCTCTCATAAATGATTGTTCACTTTTCTTTTTAGGGTATAATGTTAATTCTTGACCTATAGCAGTTGTTATACTATAAGGATTTTTTATTGCCATTGGTATATATCTATCAATAGCTCTACCAGCAAATTGATTAAAGAATCTTACATTTCTAGCAACTATATCTGTATTGTCATTATTAACAAAGTCTCCAGTATTTAACATAATATTATCTAAGTATTCGTTATCAGCATTTACTAATTCAGAAGCTACAGCAATGTCTAGCATTGTACCAAATGTAGGACCGAGTTTAGAACCAACTATGCCCTTACCATAAAAGTTTTTATTTAATTCTTTTATAGAATCTTCATCGTCAAAATCAGTAGTAAATAAATTAACAATGTCTTCTATTAATTCTTTTCCTGTATGCTCAACAAGAGTTTGATTTAATCCTGTAAGATAACTTATTAAAGCAGGTGCCATAAAATAAGCTGTAAACATATTCATTGACCTATGGACACCCCTAGCGTCTTGTAACCATTGAGAAAATTTATCATTACCTTTAACTACATTATTCCATAATACTCTTGCATCTCCAGAACCTTCTTTTAAAATAGAATAGTTTCTTTCAAGAAATTCCATCCCATAATGTTGAAATTGAAATACAAATTGACCTATACCTTCTCTTAAGTTTTTAGCTTTAGCGTATGAATTATAATCAAAATGATTAAGCAATACCATATTCTTTGCATATGCTTGTGCATATTTTTTCTTTTGAGATTCAACACTACCTTTATCGGATACCTTTGATTCTAAAAATTTTATAAATTCTGGACTTTCATCCATTGATTTATATATAGAACCAAATGCAATCTTAGCTGTCATTTTTCTATTAACATTTTCTATAGTTCTATGAAGATAAGAACTTTTTTGAGCTAATTTACTTGCTCCCCTAGAAAATAACTTTAATCCTTTGTAAGCAAAATTTTCTTCATTAGTATAAATAATTTTACCATTTTCATCCATTTTTCTTATTTTATATGGAGAACTTGATTCAATTTTAACTTCAGATTCTAATGCTGCTTCTGATGTATCCATTAATAAGTTAGCATCTTTTAGTTCTGCTTCGAGATTAAATTTATCTAATATATTATTTTCTTCAATAAATTTATTTGCTTGTTTAATAGCACTTCTTCCAAATGTAGCATAATTCATTAAGTATTGAGTTGAATTTCTAGCTGCTGAACGTAAACTAAATCCGAGTTTATTTGTAAATTGATATGCTAATAAAGTTCTTTTAATTAAATCTATAGAACCTTGTTCTTTACTAGTACCATTAACAGAACCGTGTATACTATTAATCATTTCAACTACTTTATTAGAATAATCTGAGTCTTTAGTATATGTTTTTCTTGCATGATTTAAAGCATTCATATAAGAATCAGTAAGAAAAGCTGTAGTATTAAATTTACTTACATTATTTAAATATGTATTTACAACATCAATAAAATTTTTACTATATTCATAGTCACTATCTTTACTTCTAGATTTTGCGTGTTCTGTAACCCAGAAATTCATATCGTCAATAATATCATCGATGCTTCTTTTTTGATTAACTAAATCTAAATTAGAAGTATTTAAATCATCAATGTTTTTCATTAAACCATCCATCATAGTGGCATTTAAATCTCTAACAAAATGTGGAAAATAACCATCATCTTTATATTTAGGCATTAATTCTGATATTAATTTTTCTTCTAAATTTTTTAACGATTCAGTTGTGCCTCTAAATTCAGGTCTTCCTTCTATTCTTTTAACTGTAGAATCAACAACTTTTTTAATACCATTTCGTAAATCTTTATACGAATCTGTCATCATATCATTATAATCTTTAACAGCTCCCATTAAATTTTCAGGAACACCAGCTTCTCTTAAATATGTAAAATATTCATCTTTATTTATTCTTACTAATTTTTCACCACTATCATATTCTTTTATTCTTTTTTTAGCATCTCTTTTTTCTTTTGAATTTAAATTTGATTCTGCTAATAAAACTTCATTGTTATATTTTGCTTGAATAGCTTTTGGCATTACATCTTCTACTATTTTAATAAAATCTACAAAACTTTTAGTAGGACCTTTAAGTTCAAATGATTTTAAAGCTGCTCTTGCGTTATCTTTTTTAGTAATGTCTCCACTATCTAATGCTTTAGTATATTCTAATTCTAGTTTTCTATGTTGTTTTAATGCTTTATTAACTTCTTTTTCAGAGTATTGACTTTCACCTAATTGACCTGCTACTCTAATTTTTCTAATAACATTTGAAAATGATGTGTCTAATTTATTTTGTCTTTTGTTATCACTTTCCATTACACCACGAATATTATTAATAGTTTCAGATAATACAGGGTCATTTTTAGAAAGCCAAGTTCCTGTCATAAATCCTTCAAAAGCGTTAAAAGCATTTAATTTTCCTTTAGAAACTCTATCCGCAAATTTATCTAAGTCTTTTAAAAAAGCATCTGTACTACCCGCTGTTAACCCTATATTGCTACCTTGTTCTTTTGTTAATAAAACAGATGCCTCTATTGGTATTTGAGCTCTAGCTTCAAACATAGATATTGCAGCTTCGTAAGGAGCTTGTATATTTTTAATTACATCTTCTCTATTTACCCAAGATTCAATACCATCAATAAGTTGTTTGGTTTTTTTATTTTTTATATCATTGCAATCTATTGGCATTGTGCTACTTCTTTAATAGTTCTAATTTTTTCTACACCACTATCTTTCATAGGCATTTGTCTTACTGCTGTATTTAAAGATGCTTCTACTTCATTTACTGCTGATAACATACCTAATAATTTAGTAGATGATTTAGTTAATTTTGGTTCAAATTTAATTGCTTCAAAGTGTGCAAACATAGGATTGTTTTTTATGTTTTCTGGTTTTCCATCATCACCCTCAGTATTGAATACATCTTTTTTAGTAAGGTTTATAAAGTCTGTATCTAAAGATAATCTCATATCCATGTATTTTAATGGATTAATATAATCTCTTTTATATGCATATTCATCTATATCATTTAACTTTTCTATAAATAATGTATAATCATCAGTAGTTTTATTAGGCATCATTTGAGCAACTTCTCTATATAATGAGATAACAGATTTATTCATAGTAGCTAAATTATTTGATGGTAACATTTCGCTTAACCATCCAAAGTCTAAATTATTTTTAATTCTTTTTTGCATATTTTTATCAAAAGCCATAAATCCCATTTTATTCATTTGAGTATCTGAAGCCTTTCTCATAAGAACATCTTTATTAAAAAAGTTATTATAAAATACATTTGATTTAACCATTCCCTCTAAAGCAAAATGAAATATTTTTTGATTGCTTTCATTTGCAGAAATATCATTTGCTAATTCTTTTTTACCAAATGCTATACTAGACATAAGTTGAATACCTTGACTGTATCTTTTAGATTCTTTATAAGGTATAGATATAGGTCTATTATTAAATACTCCTATAGCATCTCTATTTCTAATAGGTTCCATATATGCATAAAGAAATTTAAACCCATGCTCATTTACTTTATTCATTAAATACTTTTGTCTTAATTCAAATACATTGGCAAATCCAATTGAATGTTCTGATATAAATTGTAACATTTTTTTATCTGTTACTATACTTTTACCTTTATGTGGAAGTATTTGGTCTATTAAAGTATTAGAACCATATGTTTGTTGATTAAAGTTTTTAATTGCTTTTAAATCATCTCTTGCATTTTTAGGTAGGGTTTCTTGCCAACTATCATATTGAAAACCGCCTGGCGTTTGTTTTAATAAAGCATGCATAGTATTAGCGTGAACAACAGATTTTTTAAGGTCACTTTCTTCTATATGTATATATTCTTTGTATTTTAAATTATTTGGATTTATTTTTTTAATATCTTTTGCAAATGTTTTTTCAAAATTTTCTTTTAATTGTTTAATAACAAAATCAATAGCTCCTATTTTTTGTCTTTTCCATTTAGGAGAATAACTACTTTTTAATAAATATTGTTTTTTACTATTTAATCTTTTTATTGTTGCTATTCTTTTATTAAAATCTTGAGTATCACTTACAACTGATTTAGCGTATGTGTCTAAAGGTGATTCTGCTTTTGAATCAATAATGTCATAATCAGCATCTTGATTACCATTAGCATCTCCATTTGAGTCTTGTTGTCTAGAAGGTGTGGTAAGTAAATCATCAAACCAATCTTCCATTTCAAGCATTGTTTTAGTATCTAATTCATATTGCTTAGAATCTTCCATTAAATCTTGCTTTGCAATATTAACAGCAATTCTATCTAAATATGAACCACCTTGACCATTATATATATTTCTTGAATTATCAGCTAAAGGTTCAAATGCATTCTTCTTAGCATCTAATAAATCGTTTAAATAAAGTTGTTCTGCTTTTGTTAAATTTGATTTTTTTCTTTTATAAGATAATTGCCTATCTAAAGATTTATATAAATCCTGATGAAATCCTCTAAATGTTTTTGCTCCTAAATATAAATCATAAAATGTAGACCCTCTAGGAGTTCCAGATTCATATTGACTATCTCCAAATGCATTAATTAATTTATTTTGTTGATTTAAAAACTCTTTAATAACAAGTTTATCTGCTCCGTTTAAATCATTTACTGCTTTATACTTACCATCTACTAATTTAAATTTTTGAAATACTCTTATTCTTTTACCTTCGGCATTTTGACCATCCGTTATTATAGCTTGAACATCTTTACTTCTTGCTTCTCTTGGAGATATTGATTTTTTAATAGTTGGAAAAAGAAAGTCATCTGCCCACTCATATATATTAGAAGAAATATTTGGATTTAATCCGTCTTTCCCATCTAGTAAGTATTGAGATTCTGTAGCAGCTTTATGATAATAAGCAAGTGTTTTAGTATCTATAGTAACAACTTCATCTTTTCCAGAGTTGTATAATATTTCAGGTCCATCAAAATTTTTAGTTTCTGGGTTTTCTTTTATTTCATTTACCCATTGTTCTCTTCTTTCTTTATCATCTAAATGATTTCTGTTTGCTAAATTTTGTAAATAATTTACTTTTCTTGGTGTTTTTTGTGCTATGCCAATTGCTTGTTTAAAAGCTATTGAACTACCCATTTTACTTAACATTGATTTATTAGATTGGTCTGCATCTAATTGAAATGTAAAACTTCCTTCAAGTCCAAAATTTTCTGGGTCTGAAGCTTGAACAGAATAAGGTTGTACTCTATTAACGTAATCAAATAAATGCTCACTATGAGCAAAAAAGTAATCTACTTTATCTGCATCGTAATCACCTTCATATGTATTTGCTATATCAAAACTATTTATTTCTACAGCAAGTCCTTGACTCTCATTTAAAAATCCCCTTAATCCTAATAGTGTAAGGTCATTAGGTTTTGTTCTTGGATTTCTTCTTACAGCTATTGCTAATTCATATCTTGTATTTGATACTTCAGATAAATCACGAATTAAATCATGAACAGTTCCTAACGTAGAACTTTCTGAAAGTAAATCTGAAAGATTGTCAGTATCATATCCGTCTTCCAATATTTTATCATTTAACTTTAATTCTTCAAGAAATTCATCTTTAGTAAGTATTTTATTATTTTGTAAAATTCTTATTTGTTTTTCTTTTGGTAAATTAGATATAATAGTTTCTCTTTCTGCATGAGGTAAATTTACTTGCCCTCTTAAAATCATATTATTTTGTTTATCAAATAGTGTAGGCAGTAATCTAGTTTTTTTATTTTCTCCTAAACTACTTTTTAAAGATTGTATTATATAACCTTGACCACTATATCTACCAGATTCTCCACCTAATTCTGTTTTAAATCTATTTGTTGTACCTCTTCTATTAGTAAAAATATTATCTATATATTCTTTTGCTAAGTATTTTTGGACTTGATTCATACTGTAATCAGATGGGTCTGCTGCTTCATTCATTTTTAAATAATGCATAAGCGTACTAAGATTACCTAAAGCACCCTCACTAGCATCATGAGGTATATCACCATCCATTAATTTTTCTTGCATAAATGCATTCATCTTAATTGGGTCTGCCAGAATATCTTTCATCTTACGTAAATTGTCTGATAATTCTGGATTAATTTCATTAAATGCTTTTTCACTTTCAGAATTGTTGTAAAAATTATAATCAGCTGGAGATTCTACTCCTGATAATTTATCAGAATCTTTTTCAGGTCTTAAGCCTAATCCATCTATATCTATTTTTCTAATAATATTATTTCTGTCTTTTATTTTATGATTAGATAAATCATCCCATCTTACACCTTTTATTAAAGTTTCATCTCCACCATCATATGCTTTAGCACCTGATTTTGTAATAAGTATATCAACATCTCTATTTGTTTTAAAAAACCCTTCTAAGGATGGGTCATATACAAGTAGTGTTTTACCATATAATAATGTTTTACCTTCTCCTTGAGAGGATATTACAGGTTTAATTGGATTCATTGAATTAGGATTGTGACCTAAATACGTATGGTATTCCATCATAGCTTCTTTAGATACAAATGATATACTATCAAATCCAGAAACATCTGAATGAGCTAATCCAAGATTTTCTAAAGAAAAATTACCTATTTCATCTGGAAACTCGTCTTGTAAATCTTTTACGATTTGAGACATTGTTTCTTTATCGTCATCCCAAATTGCAATATTGTGAGATTTTTTTCTAAGTCTTTTCTTAATTAATTCAGATGGAGCATCTACCTCACCTTTAGTAGTTAGAGTTGTTCTTGCTTGTAATACAGACCTTAAATAAATATCTGTTGGTCTTACAAAATTCTTTGTAGTTACTAACTTAATTCTTTTAATATATTTACCAACTTCTTTTGGACTTGTTTCATCTAATACTCTATAAAATAAATCATTAGTTTTACTTTTAAATGACACTTCAAATACTAAAAATCTAGCTGCTAATTCTACTTTATTATCATCATAGAAATTTTTATCTTCTGTTTTATCAAACTCATTTTTTATACTATCTAATACTTTTTTAGTATTAATACTTACCTTACCAGAATGTTCATCATAAAATCTATTAAAATCATCTACTATTTTTCTAGCATCCACAGTCCTAATAGCAATACTATCCATACCATCAAATATATCTAACTTCTTAATACCAATTTCATTTGGAGCTATTCCATTGTCATCTAATATTATATCTCCATCACCTCGTTTTACTTTATTATAATCAAAACTTAATCCAGCTTTATGCTGTCCAAATGTTAATCCTGCTAAAGTAGTTTGAACATTATTACGTACTCTTAATATTTTATCACGAAGATTATCAGGAACTTCTTTTGTTTGTAATATGTTATAAGTTCTTTCAACCATAACTCCTGATTGGTCAGTTTCTTTTAACAATACATTGTTATCAAAAAATGAATATTGTATTCCTAAATTGTTTAAATAACGATGAACTGGATTGTTTTGTATAATTTGTTTTTGGTCTTCAAATAAAATATTACCATCAACATAACTAATTTTTGGAACAGTTACTTTATCTTTTGCTCCAAATACAACTTGATTTATATCTTGTATTATTTTGCTTTTTTGTTCTTTATTTAAATCTTTAAAATCTGTTCCTTTTGAAACAATAGAACTTGCTACTCGTTTAATTGTTGTTTGAGTAATATTACCATCTTTATCAAGTATTAATTTGTCAAATGTTTCTCTCAGACTTTCTGAATCTCTGCCAGAATAGTTTACATTTTCAAACTTATTAGTTTTTGTATTCAATACTTTAAAACTATATCTTTTGTAAAAACCATCTAATCCTAATGATGGATTTTTAATTACATCACTAGCATCGCCAACATACAATCTATCTAATGCTTCTTTTTTTCTTTTTATTATTTGATTCTGTACAAAAGCATCGGTAAAACCTTTTTTGTCTATAAATTTTTGAATGTCTCGCATTCCTTCTTCAAATTGAAGAATGTTTGTATCATCTGCTACAAGGTTTAAAGAACCATCTGTATTTCTTTTTATAATACCTTGTCTTTTTAACATACTTAATATATTTGATTGAGCTTCATCTCCGTAATTTTGTAAGTATTCTTTCATTTGATTACGAACATTATCTAAAGATGTATTTCTCATTACATCAAATAATTCTGTTAATTTAATATTTTGTTCTAATTTATTTTCACCAGAATAAATCGAATCAAATCTATCTTGTAATAGTAAAGCAGTTTCTTCTTTTACTAATATAGGTTCATTAACTACTTGAACTAATCCATCTGATTCGTCATTTAAATTATCTAATTTTTGATTATACTTGTCTTCTAATTTTGGATTACTAGGTATATATAATTTAACTAATTGAAAACCTCTAATACCTTTGTCTGACATAAGTCCAGGTCTACTAAATAGTTCAATACCAGATTGCTCTATAACAAAAGCAACATCAGCATTACTTATAATAGAATTATTTAATCTTGTTCTATTAATATCTGCAACTACCATATCATACATAAATTGCAAATTAGGTCTATTAAAAGTATCTACATTAAAACCTAATTTATCTAAATGATATTTAAGACTTTTTATTTTATCAGGGTCTATTTTAGTATTACCTGATGCAGTTTCTGTAATGTTATATTTACCCATTGCTCTAATAATACCATGAATCTTACCTAATTCTAATGCTTTTGCTTCATCTGTTGATTGTACTTTAGAGTAATCATCTATGATTTCTCCATTATGTAATATTCCTACATCACTTAAAAAACTTTCTAGTTTATCATCTGTTCTATTAAGGTCAAATATATCCATGATTTTTTTAGTAGTATTATTACCTTTATTTTTAATCATAGGTATGATATATGATTCTACATCTGTAAATGTAAATTCTTTTCTACCATCAAAATTTTTATTAGAATCGTTTATTGACCTTTCAGAATCTCTTACAATATTATAAACACTTTCTAAACTTTCTTCAGATACAATAGTTTTAACTGTTTCTTTGTGAGTTTTTGCATTGCCCAATCCTTTTGCTACTTCAGCGACCATTTCTAAACTATCAAACATATCTAGCAATTCTTGCTCTGCTTCTTGACCTTGCTTACCATTTAACCATTCTTTAAAGTCGCCATTACGAGCTTTTTTTAATAAGTCTGGAGATGCTTTAAAATCCTTACCTACAATAAGTACAGTTTTATCACCTCTCTTACCAGATTGAATTTGAAAATCATCTAAATTAGCAGCGTTAATATTCTCTAATACGCCTGTTATATTTTGTTCTATACCTTTTGTTGATTCAATAACCCTATCTTCAAATGCTTTATTAATATCTTCAGCAGTTTTAAAACCTTGTCTATCTAATATATTAACTATTTCATCTGCTTGAGTTTTAGATATTTGAGCAGCTTGTTTTACATGCTTAAAATCTTCACCTAGTAATTGATAAAGAGCTTCTAATTTTCCATTTGTTGGGTCTACACCCATATTTGGAATTGTTTCTAAATCTAAAAATGTTTGTTCATCTGGCCCTAATATATCATTAGTAATTGTAATGTCATCATCACTAACTATTCTTTGTTCTTTTAAATATGATGTTAATTCTGGATTGTCTCTTACTATGCCAACACCAAATCGTTCATTACCTTTTGAAAACGAATTTGCAAATGAAGTATTCTGAACTGGAACTCCAAACTCTTCTAAACCATTTCTAAGTTTTTCTATTTTGCCACCAATATCTAATTTGCCAACTCCTCTCCTTTGAGTAAAGGCACCTATTAATAATGTAGAAATATAATCTGTAGGGTCACCTATAGTTTCACCTTCTGTTTCAATAAGAGAACGAACAAGTTGAGTACCACCCATAGCTGCTCCACCCATTGCCATTTTAGGCCATATAGCTTTATAATTTGCCCATGCTTCTTTACCAGATTCTTTTATAATAGCACTAGAATATTCTCTATTAGAACTCATTAACCATTTGGATGCTTCTTTTTCTGCATTTTCTCCAAAATCTCTTCTTAATTCTCTTTCAACATTCTTATAAGCAAGTTCTTGGTTTCCTGACCTTTTAAGATTAATATATTTACCATCTTTAGTTAACCTAGTAGAAAAACCATTATCTGCATTTCTATCTGCTCTTCTAACTAATTGTTTACTAAGATACGTTAAGTCTTTATTCTTATATGTATTTTTGCCAAGATATCCTTTAACTCCAGATATGAAATCTTTTCTTGATTCAGACATTTTAGCCAATGGTTTAAAAGGAGCAGTAGCAACATTCATTGCAGTACCAGCTGCAAATCCATAAAGTGCTTCAAATCCGACTCTTCCCCAATCGTATTCAGTAGGAGCTAATGGGTCTTTACCTTCTTTAACTTTTTCTTTTGCTTGTAAACTTAAATCAAGCATTACATCAGCTCCAGCGAAAACAGTTGCATCTAGTATTAATTCTGGAAGTATTCTACCCATTGTACTTTGAGTTCCATATGTTACCCTTGCTAAGTCTTGCAATGTATTAATTGGTACTCCTTTTTCCATAGCTGCTTTTTTCATATTATGAATGATTGTTGCTTGGTCTTTTGTTATTCTACCAGAAGACATCCCTTTAGCTATGTAATCATTTATATTTTTACCAAATGATTGTCTAAATAATTTATCTGTAGTTTCACTTTTAGATAAAAATTTTGTAGATTCACCTTTTAGTTTATTACTAAAATCAGTTACTATTTTTTTATCTAATCCTTTTGCTCCTTGAACTTTTGAAGCTCGTTTAGTTGCAGATTTTAAAGTTTGTTTTCCAAATCTATTTATAAAAAATTGAGGTACACCTAATTTAGTAGCAGCTTTTAAACCTAATTTCATTGGTGCTCCGTATAAATAACCTAAACCAGTTCCTAATCCACCTGAAACTTTAGCCAATGTACTTTCTTCTCTAAATTGTTCAGCTAAGTCTTCTGCTCCTAAATCAAAGCCTAAGTATCTCTCAGCACCTGCTTCTGCTAAACTAGGAAGACCAAGTAATGCAGAATCTCCAAACTGATATAAACCAGAATATAATGATTTACCTGCATTTTTTAATAATCCTAATGCATCTCCTTCTTCAGCTCTTGGTTGTAATGGTTCTTGGTTAAATAACGGAGAGTTTGCAAACTTATCTATAGGTTCACTTTTTTCATCTAAATTATATGCATTTATAAATTTAGGATTTTGTGAGTTTTGTTGCTCTTCTCTTCTTATTCTTTCTAGAGCTTTTTTTACTGCTTCACTAGGCATATTAGTTATCTATCTCTTCTTCTGAAAAACCTTCTTCTAATAGTTTTTGTCTTTGGTCGTAAGATATAAAATCTAAACCTTTACGTTCTGCTACTTCTCTTGCTAATTCATTTATTTCTTTATTAACATCATTCCTAGCTATGTTATCAATAGCTTCTTGTATTTCACCAGTAAATATACTATTATCAATTCTTTGTTTTTCATTTTGTATTTGTTGAACAGCTAATAAATTTTTTCTTAATCCATCTGAATCAATACCTAGATTAGCAGCTAATTGCAATAAATCAGAATCGTTTGCGATAGAACCAGATATATTATCTAAAGCATCCATAATAAATTTATTATCTTTTAAACCTTTTGAAGTTAAGAGTTCAGAACTGTGTATACCGACTAATAAAGCATCTCCATATTTACTATTTTTCCCAATTAATTTATTTAAATATTTTTTTTCATCTCCTTCTACTGTTTGTAAAATATTATCTCTTACTTTGTCTATTTCAAAATCTTGATTAGCTAAAGATGTTTGTATTTTTGAAAAAACTACAGATGGTATAATTTTTTGTTGTTGAAAATTATTTATTATATTTTCAGTTTTATTAAAGTAATCAGACTCAACAACAAATTTATATTCATCAAATGCTTTTTCTGCTTTTTCAGATATTGCAACTTCTGTTTGTAATTTTTCTTGTTTTAAATCTTCTTCTAATATTTGTATACTTAATTCTCTTTTTTTATCAACTTCACCAGAAACTACTGCTTTATTTAATTCATCTATTTCTACATTTAATTTTCTTTCTTGAAGATTTCGTATTCTTAAATTTTGTTCTTGTTCTTGAATACTTGCTTTTTCAGCTGCTGTTGCTCTTCTTTCTTGAGCATCTCTTAATGACATAGTTTGAGATTGAAAAGCAGCTTCTCTTTCTTCTTGTTGAAGTCTTCTACCCATATCAAGCATTGCTAAAGACTTATCTATTTTTTGACGTTCTCGTTCTTGTTTATATTTAAGTATTGCGTTTAATGATTGTAATGCTTGAGACATATCTTATCCAATGATTCCAAAGTATTTAGTATTTGCTTGTTGTCCTGCTAATCGTTTTTGCATTTCTAATTGTTGTCTTTGTGATTGCATTTCAAATTTTTGTTGTTCAAAGTTAGATAAAACATCTGCAAGGCTTTTACCTAAAGATATATCTAAGTCTTCTACTTTACTTGTAAAACCTTTTCTTATATCTTTTGTTCTATCCATATCTATAGATTGACCTGCGAATCCAGATGCCTCACTAATTTGTTGTTGAGATTTTCTAGTTTGTTCTAATGCTCTTTGTCCAGATTCAGAAAGTTTTTCAGAAGACCTTCTTGCTTCTAATGTAGGCAATTGTAAACTAGATTGAAGTGATTGATTTAATGATTGCTCTGCTTGCCCTAAAGAAGATAAAGCATCTTTATAAAAACCCATTTGAGTTCTACCTTGTTCTCTAGCACTTCTAGCTCTTCCGTATTCTTGACTAGCTGATAATGCAAATGAAAGTGTAGCTAATAAACTCATATTAATCCTTAACTATATAAATCTAAAATATTTTGTGGAATATCAATATCTTCAGCTTCTCCAAATAATTCAGGGTTCGGTTGAGTTTCTTGATTTACTTGCATAGTAGATGGTTTCATAATGAATTTACCTAGTTTATTCATATTAATTGTTCCATAACCTTCTTGCATTGATGGTAATGTAGGTGTAGGTCTATCCATTAATGATTCACCTTCTGTCATATCTAATAAATTCTTAGCAAGTTTTTTTGAAAATATTTCATCACCCCTAGCAGATACATCATACTGACTACCTATAGATTTATCTCCTAAAAAGTATTCTTCCTTACCAGTTAAATAAGATGTTAAAGAACCTTTTTTACCTTTTAATACATCAGACAAACTTGTCTTTTCCATTCTAAAATCTTTTCTTAAATCAGATGGTAATGCTTCTTTAAATCTTTCTACACCTTGAGCAGTTTCTCTTTTTTGTTGTATACCACCCGATATTGTTTCAGCTAATTCTAATCCAGAATAAGCAAAATTATACATACTTTCTTTTTGTTGTTGTTTAATATCAAACATTTTAGATGACTCTTGAGCTGATAATAAAGAACTACTAACGTCTGCTAATGATGACATCATTCCTCTTTGAGCAGATGATTGAGACCTAATCGCTGATTTTATTTGCTTTGCTGTTGCCATATCTACTATATACTTTTACTATTTAATTTAATAAACAAATTGTTCTGTTCCAATATGATATTATGAATAATCACTAGACTCTGCTATTCGTTGAATTGTTGCATAAACATGGACTGTCGAACCAGTATTATTATTCCAAGTTATTCCAACTCCAGTAACTACTGCTATAGTTCCAAAATCTGAACCACTACCAAAATCTGTTATTTTTGCTAAATCTGCTATTTTATATGTTCCACTATTTAATCTTATTGCGTATACTGAATTTATTAACTCATTTCCACCAGTATAAGCTCCAACTATAACTCTATATGTAGTACCAACTGTATTTTCTAAACTAGCACTTGCTAATAAAGTAACTGTAGTTCCATTAGTTACATTAAGTTGTTTAAAAGTATAAGTAAAGTTTCTCATTAACTTTTGAGTATCTATTGCTTCAAATTTTGTGTACTCACCAGTTGTGCTATTTCCTAAAGTTTCACCAGCTTCTATTGTTCCCTTATCCATAACAATTGGAGCATTACTATCTCTCCAAAGTGTTCCAGTTTCAAAAATTCCATGAACTTTTACACGATTATTAGAAGTATGTGGAGTAATAGAAGAAGCGACTCCTATATCAATAGGTCCTGTAGCTCTCATTAATAATCCTGTAGCATTACCATTGTTAGCATTTTCTGCTCTAATTCTTATATTATTTTCACTTCTTATATCAACTCCATAGTCTGCTCCTTTAGAAGCTATATTATCGCATTCTATTAATATTCTATTATAACCTGAACTAGCTCCACCTGAATCTGTTTTTAAATGCAATCCTGTAAAAGAAGAACCATGATTATTTGTATTTGTAATTAATATTTTATTAGCATTACCACCAGTTGCGGCTATATTCATATTTGCAGAACCAACAACAGTATAATCAGAAGCAATAGTTCCAACATATTCTCTTAAAGTATCTACAGTCATATTATTAGCATCAATATCTAAATCACCTGTTGGTGCAATATCTATATCGTTTCCAGATGTTAAAGTAATTTTATTAACTCCAGTTGTGGTAAGATTTATAGGATTTGCTCCACTAACTGCAAAAGCACCATCAGTAGTATTAATTGTAACTTGGTCTAAAGTAGTTGCTCCATCTACATCTAAAGTACCTACATTAGTTATATTATTACTTCCAAATGATTGATTGCCTGTGTATGCAACACTACCATCTTTTTTAATAAATTCACCATGATTATGAGAACCTACTCCTCCACCTCCACTAGATACAGTCCTAGTTACATCTCTAGTTTCAGGCATATCACCTTGTGAACCTACTGCTACCCAACTTCCATTCTGTTTTACATACTGAACTAATCCAGAATCTTCTACTTGTCTATATGCTATGTCACCTTCATTACCTTGATTGCTATCAGGTTTACCACTACCAAATGTAGGTTGTTTAGACTTTTGATGTAGTAATTGTCGTTCTTCTCTAGTTAATCCCATTACTTAACATTCTTTAATCTATATACAATTGTTATATCATTTATTTCAAATCCAGATGGTACAGTTCCATCTGTTGCAAATCTTAATTGAAAAGATTTTATATTATTAGATTCAGTTGAATTGTCTGGTTTTAATTCAGCTACTTGCCAACCACTAGCGTTTGCTAATTCATTACTTGTAAAATTATCACCATTAGCAAAATCATATGGAAATGTAGTTCCTCCATTAACATCATAATCAACTTGCACATTAGTTGTAGCTCCTGATTTATAAGTTACATATACTTTATAAACTTTTTTTCTTACAGCTGGTTGTCCAAAATCAATGTCTGAAGTTATGTATTCAAACCCAGTTGATGATTGAGCAGATGTTTGCCAAGTTTTTCTAACAGTTGTTGTGTTGTCTATATAAAATAAATTTTGGTCTCCATCTAATGCAAAGTTTGTCATTGCCGTTGATTCTGTTATTTTTCCAATTCCAGTTGTCCATGCTTGTAAAACAAAATCATATAAATATATATCATTGTTTTCATTTTTAATTATTAGGTGTTTCTTTTTAGGAACATATCCTATCATTGCACTACTCATATCTAAATCATCAGTTCCATATTTTACAAATAAAGACCAATCTTCTTCACTTATAGACCTAATTTTTTGTTTTTCAAGTAAGTCTATTACGTTTCTACCATTATATAAATAACAACCATGGTCATTAAACCAAGCAACTCCCATATCTGTTCTTACAACATGATAATCAAATGCGCATCCTTTATTTCTAAATGTATCTTCTAAAAAGTCTACACTTTCTGAAACATTAATTATATATAAACTATGTTGTTTGAATTGAAGTATTCTATCTGCATATGCTTCTAATTTAACAATACTTTCTCCATCTCTTATTACTACATCTACTGAACCCATTCCTTCTGGAAATGTATCAAATCTATTTACCTGACTTTTAATAATTCTATCAGGATGTGTTTTACCATCAGGTCTTTTAATATTACCTATATATACTCTTCTACCATGTACTACAGCAGTTTTATATTTAGCATCTAATGATTTTACTTCTGTAGAAAAACCATTTATAGTTTTAAATGTATCTATTGTATTTGCAGTTTCTGGAGATATTGCTTTTATTAAGGCAGTTTTACTTAATATTGGAGCAGTAGTATCTGTTGTATTAGTCATTGTATATGAAAGAGTATCTGCTTCTGGTAAAAATTTAAATCCTTTATCAACAAAATCTAATTCACCAATAAGAAAGTAATTATCATTCTCTTCTTTTTTGTAATATAATCTAGAACCACTTATTCTTTTATTTAAACCATATGCGCTTGCATCTGTATTATGACTACATATATATGTATCAAAATTAAATAATACAGACGAACCTACTACATTAATAGCATTAACATCATCAGGTGTTCCATCACTACTAATATTATTAAATTTAAATGGTAATGATTCCTGTTTATTTTCTACATCATATACATATGTATGATGAAATTCATAACTAGTTGGAGTAAAAGCAGTAAGAGATTGAAAAGTCGCTAATACGACTGCACTTATATAATAATCCATTTTATGAGCAGCTCCACCAGATGATGCATTGTCATAAACAAGTAAACTTATTGCTTGAACATCACTTGAAAATGGAAAATTATCACTACCTTGACTAATATTATCTGATGCACAAACTAGTAAATTCCACATATCAGGTTTTAATTGTTGCTTGCTAAATCTCCAAATAACACTACCTCCACTAGATGGAGTAATTGTTATAGCAATACTTTCTAATTTATCAAAACCATCAGCATCATCTTGAATATACATTGATAATATAAAACAATCATTTTCTCCAGATTGAACAGCTAATCCACTCCATTGTATTCTAGCATTATCTTCAGATGCATTTGAACCTACTATTTTAGTAGTATTTAAACCCATACAAGGATATATATCAGTAGAGTTTCCTAAAGGATTAGTTACTCTTAAGTATGAATCAATATCTAAATGAGTTTGAGCTATTATTTCATTAAATTGAACGCCAACTCTAAGATTAACTGCGCTATGGTCTACTACATCGCCACTTCCACCATCATTTATAACATTGCCTTTATACTCAGCGTTGTCAGAAAATATTCCATCGCTATCAGTTCCTACAATTGGAGTCGATATTAAACAATGACCTGATGTTGGAGTTGTTAGTGATTGTTCTACGTTATACCATCCAATATCAGCATCAGTTGGATGAGATATTGCATTTAATCCATTAAATTTTTGACCAGATATATATCCAAACCATTGACTATTTTGTACTAAAGCTATATCAGAAACTCTTACAACTCCATCAGCAGTATAATAAATTGGAATTGTATTACCACCCATATTTATTTTAGCAGTATCCCACCCTTCACTATCTTTTACATCTATACTGTCTCCACCATCATCATATAAAAATATAAGTGTTTCATCTGCAACTCCTCCATCTAATTGTCTATCGCTAGACATAGTAAACAAACCTCTATTTTTAATAATAGCAACTGTATTAGAATCATTAACTCCACTGTCTACACTACCTAGTGTCTTTATTTTGCCAACAGAATCTATTGCAACATCTTTTAAAGAAGCAGATTCATCATCTCTTATATCTCTAGGGTCAGAATTACTATTAAGTCCTCCATGAAAACTTTCTATTTTAAAAGTTTGTTTAGGCACTATCTGCCTCTAGAGTCTTCGTATTCTATATCTTCTACTATATATCTTTGAGCATTTTCAGGAAGTTCGCAAACAGCACAATCTTCTTCACTAAAGTCTGTACCATTAACATATGCTATTTCATCATGTTTAAAAACATCTAATCTAAGACCGCCTTCTTTTCCAGATATGCGACCTCCACCTCTTGCTATTTCCTGTAAGGTATCATCCTGTTTAGTAACGCTTTTCTTTTCTTGCATCCTCCACACTCCTTTATTTTTCCTCTAGTAACTACATTGATTGCTCTACCGACTGTGTCACCAAAGCCTGTATCGTCTGCAAATAAGTCTATATCTATTTTCATTAATATGAACTTCTGTTTTTAGCTAATCTTTTTTTCATTCTTGAGTTAGCAGCTATAGCTCTATCTTTTCCTCTTTTAGCACCTTCTTCTTTAACACTAGTATCTGGTTTTTGAGTCATTTTCTTTTTACCATAACTTGCACAATCGGACATAGATTTATAACCCATAGCTTTCCAACCTACTTTGCACTTTGCTTTACTTGGCATTACTTTCTTCCTTTCATTGCTTTTTGTATAGCTGCTGACCTTTTACTTTCATAAGAAGACATCTTCCCATCTTTATCTAAGTCACCAACTTTTTTCTTACCATATGACATACAATCACTCATGCTTTTGTATCCCATCTTTTTCCATCCCATTTTACATTTTTCTGCACTTGGCATCTTTTTTTTCCTTTTATTATATGTTCTGCGCATTCCACCAGTCTTTAAAGAACTACCACGACCTGTATCTTTACTAGATACATCTGCTAATCCTATAACGTCAGACATTATTTTCCTTTACTTATTTTTTTCTTAGCCATAGCTCTATTTCCATAAGCACCTACTAATCCTGCTCCAATTGCTCCTAAACCTGATTTAGTTGCTTTTGCACCGGCAGCTCCACCTGCTACATAACCTTTAATACCTGCTTTTGACATTCTTTCTTTTTCTGCACTAGTTAATTTACGACACGCTTTTGTTTTCATATCATAAACTTTTCCAAATCCACATCGTTTACTTTTTTTACCTTTTTTCATAATATATTCCTATTTCCAACTTATACGTTTACTGCTCGTTTTCTTTTTCATTGCAGATGTACATTGAGCCATTGTAGGTCTACAAGCTGGGTATGATTTTCGTTTTTCACCTTTACGTCTTCCGCATGGTTTTCCAGTTTTACAATCTACCCAACCTTTACCTTGATTGCGAGAAAACCATTTTCTTAATCCTTCTTTAGCCATTACTTCTTTTTTCTATGAGGAATCATTTGTACTTTAAATGAAGCAGTAAGACTAGCACCTTTATGTGCTTTGTATCCACCTCTTGGATTTTTCATTAATTTTACACCTCTACCAGATTTCATCCAATGATAACCTTTTGGTGCTTTTACTTTTTTATTCATCACTTTTTACCTTTTTTACTAGAGTTACCCCAATTAGCTGCTCCAACTTTTCTGCATTTACTTAATGCTCCTG